AGGGGGCAGCTTGTACATCTCTGACTTAGGGTTCAGCCCACGTTCGAGAGCCGCAGCCTTGAGCAGCTTCTCGTCCTTGCGGATGCCAGCATAGTCACGGGCCAACGAATCAAGGCTAAAGGTCCAACGGTTCTCGTCCACCAATGCGCCTGTCACCATCGTATCAATGATTCGGCCTTTGACTTCCACGCCCTCGGCCCGCAGCCAGCCCGCATCGTAGGTGGCGTTGTGCATAATCACGTCCATCTCTGGCACAGATAACTGCTTCTTCAGCCACTTCATCGTGATCCTTGGATCTAGGTTGTGCCCGTTCTCGTGCCGGATGGGGAAGTATCCCTTGTACTCTCCCGCAGCGACAGCAATCCCAATGATGTGCCCATCGTTCCGAGCCCACCCTGGGCCAAGAGTTACAAGGTTCGGGTCCTTGGTTTCCAGATCGACGGCGACTTCTTTGTATCCGGTAAGATCTGGGTACTCTGTGGGGATGTTCCAATCGATCTCGATGATATCCATCTCGCCTTTGATCTGGTAGTTGAGATCGCTGTGCTCACCGCCATCCTCTGAGAAAAGATTCTGCTGTGACATTAGGTGTCCTTCTTCAAGAATACATCCAGACGCTTCTGTATTTCCGACTCACGATCCGAGAACTCTGAACCCAAGGCGCTGTAACCACACTTGTCGATCCACGAATCTGCCTTGTCGATGTCGTTGAGCAGCCGAGCCGTCTTCACCCAGTCCATCATCAACGCAACATGCTGCGGCGTGACGTGCCCATGGGTATTCATGGCGTTCCGGATGATTGTGTTCCAACCCTCGGCGATGCGCCCAAAGTTGTCGTATGCATCCCCGTAGTCCTTGGCCCTCGATCCATTGATCAGTTCCTTGGCGGTGTCTAATACTTCATCGCGTTTCATATTGTGTACCTATACTTGTTGTTGGAGAGTAAGATGTAGAGATTGTGTCGGGCCCTAGTCACACCAACGTAGAACGCTCGATGCTCATCATCAGGGAACTTGGTCCTGTCACAGGCTTTCGTTGATGCCGTCCATACCACACAGTTGTCATCCTCCCCTCCCTTCATAGCATGAAAGGTGGACACTTTGATACGAGGAGCGGAAAGAAGATCCTCCCCTCGGCGGAATATCGCATCGATGTATTCCTGCTCTGAGGCTGGCACATTGAGAACCTCATACGCACCATACGAAGAATCCCGCAACAAGCCGTAGTCTTTGATCAGGGTTGCCATGTCCAACTGCGCATCGCTCGGTAGAGCATCAAGCAACTTGATCGATCCCCTAGTTACAACAGCATCCACGCCTTGCTTCCTGACCCCCGAATACAGGTTCTTGATCTCCTGCAAACCAACAGGTTTATCTTGGCACAGTTTGTCCCATGTCATCAGGTTGCCAACCATTTCCTCTGACAGGCTGGACTTGCCGTTGCGAGAATACTTTAGACCTGAAGATCGCAACCAGTTCGCCATCTCTGTGACGTACCCGTTGGTTCGTGCCATCAAAGTAAACGAGCCTTCTTGCAGCGGGATCTCCGACAGGTAGTTGACGTACTCGACCTTGCCTTGCTCATCCCTGGAGTCAAAGATCTTTTCATGACGGCCACTGATCCTCATGGATATCCTTTCGGCAACCTCATGTACCGCCTTGGGTATCCGATAGGACTGACTCAGTACCTCGATGTTGTCCGAACTTTTGTTAAAGAGGTTAACATCAACGCCCGTCCAACGGTGGATGGCTTGGTCATCATCCCCTGCAATCCAAACTTTGTCCGAGTTCGCAGCGATCTTATTCGCCATCTCCCACTGCAGGGGCGTGAAGTCTTGAGCCTCATCGATAAACAGGTAGTCCAAGTAGGGTGACTCCCCGTACTCAATGAACTTCTCAATCATGTCCACGAAGTCATACTTATCGGTGGATCGTTTGTACTCCACGAGTTGTTCGGACAGCTGCTTGAGCTTGGCAAAGAACAGGTTCCAGTCCGCCTCTTCGTTGTACTCCTGCTCTATGTCCACCATCCGGAGTCTGGCACGGCTGTCCAGTTGCAGATAGCGCGACCCTGCCCCACCAATCGTAGGAAGAGTGATGCCCCCGTCCAAGGACGTGTACTCTCGGCCCTCGAATGTAAGACCCAACTCCCTACCGATGTTGTTGTAGTCCTCGGCGTTCATGATGTCGGTTGTCTTGAGTCCGAGACCGTGGAACCCGAACGCATGGCTGGTCTTCATGTACGGAAAGTCCTTGGCCTCAAGATTAAACTCAGCGCAGGACCGAGCGATCATCTCTTCAATCGCCTTGCGGGTAAACGAAATCACTCCAATCCGAGAGGGGTGGGTGCCTTTCTCCAAGGCGGTCTTGATCTCTTGGATCAGCCTGTACGTTTTCCCACAACCTGGAGGACCGAGAAGCAGCTTTGCATGATGTATCATAGTTCTTTTCCTCGTGGTCTGGAGTTAACCCAGTCCTCTATCTCAGACAGAACCCAGCGGCTCGACGATCTCTTCTTGTGCTCTGAACCCAGAACGATGGGTACAGGAAACGATTCGTCCGTCTGCGCTAGCTTGTAGACGTATGATTTAGATACCCCGAGCAAGTCTGCTACATCTGATACCCGCATCAGCTTATTAGAATGGGATGTCATTAGAGATCTCCTTGACTGGTAGTTCTATTGTTTCTTCTTCAAACGCAGGGATTACCCAACATCTAAGCGTGGACCTTGCCTCGCCCTTAGAGGTGCGTTTCATTATATTCTGGTGACCGTTGTCTCCCCCGAGATCACGAATCATCTGCATGATCTGACCCCGCGTGAGAGAGTTGAACCTGCGGTGATGCAGATACTCAAGCAACCCATCCAGCTTGAACTTGGTTGTCCCACCATCAGTCCAGGGCTTGCCCAGATCGATCTCCTCGGGAGCCATCGCTCGAACGTGGCTCGTGCAGTAAGACCGCAAGTGATCTTTGAACTGCCCAGCAATCGTCAACTCCGGTGGCACATCAAGGAAGGTCGCTCCCTGCATCAGGCTGTTGACTAACTGCTGCCACTTCGCGTCCTTCATCTTTGGCGGCATGATGTTCTTCTGATCCATACACGCTCTCTGAAATAAGGTTTGGTTCTGCAACTGCTCAGTACTCAGCTGGATCCTATCACCATCAACGTCCATAAAGAACAGCCGAGGTTCCGACAGCATGATAGTAAGACCGCCGACCGCCACGTTGTCAGGACCATCGGTCCCAATGCCAAACTTACGGGTGGCGCAGATCGCCGGATCGCAGTAGCTGCGCATCGGTTCTTCCTTGCAGGTAAACAGGTAATCCTTCTTCTCGTGCTGCTTGGTCAGATTCACAATCTCACTGGACGGCAGAGGAGGGCTGGACAAAGTCCGATTGTACCCTTCGAACTCTTTCTGCCAATCGTCAGGACTCTTCATCTTGCAGTACCGAGCCACGTTAAAGAACGTGTTGTTCCGATACTTCGAGATCGAACCTTCCGCCGCCAAATGTTCAAGGCAGGGTGGTCCGTCTGTGAAATGCTGACGAGGCTTGGATAAGCGCATACTCTCTAGGTCCGCCAGCGACACCTTGGTTTTATCCACGAGTTCCAAGAACTCGTCCAGTTCCAAGGCTTCGCACTTCTCGTTGAAGGCGTACCGCTGCGGTAACTCCGCGTTGAAGTATGGCGTGTTGATAAAGTTGCCCACATCACCACGCTCCGCGATGATCGTGTCTTGCTTCGGGAATACTTCGCAACCGCTGTAGCCCAGAGCTATAGACATCTCTGTCAAATAATCTCGTATGTCCGCCGCCTGTTCCCAGTCCTTCAAGAACAAGTACAGGTGGGCACCGCCCGACTTTGATCGGCAATGCACCAGCGGCAGCTTCATCTTCTGAATCTTAGCCTGGACCTCGTTGTGGTTCAGATCATAGATGTCTATGTCCAACGCACCGAACTTACACTTGTTCTCTTCGTTGATTGGGATTGCACCGATACCCTGCTTCCCATCGATGTGGGCCTGCACAAGTTCCTCGGTCAGAGGTTCACGAACAATCATACTCTTGGATTCTGCTTTACCATTCCGTCCGACTCGGCCCACGGTTGTTGTGCCGTGTGCGGCTTTGGCCCCAACGAATACTGCAAGCAGTCTTTGTGCTTGTGTCATTTACTGCTCCCAAGTGAAGTTAATTGGGGGCGGTTGACAGTTAACTATCGACCACCCCCGAGGCTACTAGAACGGGATGGAATCATCATCCTGTACAGAACTGGCCGCGGCCTGTTGTTCTGGGTCGTTAGCAGCTTTCACTTCACCAGCCATGATGGACTCGCGGAAGGCTTTTGCTTCCATCAAGACATCACGCGATGTAACCAAGCCCTCATTCGCAACTTGGTAGTTGCCCCATGTACCTTGGTCATTGGACTCTTCAGTCGTAGTCAGACGCCACATCGTAGCGTAAACCGCAGGGGTAACCATAGCACCAGTCTTTGGAT